GGAGTGGAGAGAGCAAGTCGATCCGTGGTGGGCAGAACGTTTAGATATGCCTACACTAACTCCGAGATGGATCCTACAATATTGGGGCACAGAAGTATGCCGCAAAGCATTTCATGACGATATATGGATTGCTAGTTTAGAAAACAAACTCCGATTAAGTAAAGACAGTGTGGTTATTAGTGACTGCCGCTTTCCTAACGAAATTCAAAGTATTCGCAATGCAGGTGGTAAAATTGTCTGGGTACAGCGTGGTGACTTACCTGAATGGTACGATACCGCAGTTAACGCAAATCTAGGTAATAACGTTGCTATTAATGAACTTAAAATGAAGAAGATTCATGCTAGCGAAACAGCATGGGTCGGAACTAAGTTTGATACTATTATAGATAACAACGGAACTATTGACGAGCTGTATAATCAAGCAAAGTTAATAATCAGCAGTGAGGTCTCCTTGTCTCCAGGTAATACCTTCTTTGCCTAATACTTGAGCACAATTACTACACACTGTTTTTAAATTCGTAGCTCGGCAATTATCCAAATTGCCATCTACGTGAAATACTCTAAACACTTCGGAATGCGGGCTTTTATGTCCGCATTTCTCGCATTGATGTTTAATCCTGTACCCTGCCCTAAACCATCTAGGGATTCCATGATACACACCGTGGGCTGAACATATTTCGCACAAGCTTCTATAATACGTTTGTCCGTTCTTCTTATAATTTATAGCTTTAGGCCGCTGCCCACACTTGCATAATGGTCTCATGCTAGTATTTAAACCTTTTCAGTCCCTTTTTCATCTGGTATAACAAGCCAATTTTAGCAGATACCGCTAAATAATATGAGCAACTATTACCAGGAGATTAGGGAATGGCACTAACATCACCAGGCGTACAAGTTACGGTAATCGACGAGAGTTTTTATACACCAGCTGAACCTGGAACAACTCCGTTAATCGTAATCGCAACCGCTGAGAACAAATCCAATGCAGCAGGCACAGGCACTGCTACGGGAACAACACAGGCCAATGCTGGCAAAGTGTTTAAAGTCACAAGTCAAAGAGAATTGGTCGATACATTCGGCGTTCCTTTCTTTGAAAAGACAGCAAGTTCATCACCAATTCATGGTAGTGAACGAAATGAATACGGTCTATTAGCTGCATACAGTCTATTAGGCGTAAGTAACTCTGCTTTTATTATGAGAGCCGATGTTGACTTAAATGAACTAGAACCTCAAACATCCGCCCCGGGAGCAGAACCTGCAGATGGTACATGGTGGGTTGATACACAATCTACTGCTTGGGGTATCCAGGAATGGAATAGCGCAGCAGCAACGACAACTGGTGGTCAGAAGTTTGCTGCAAAGACTCCTATTATCTTAACTAACGATGACAGCTCTAAAGTATTGTCAAACGTACCAAGAGACTCAGTAGGTGTTATTGGTGATTACGCTGTTGTCATCGAAACTGGTAATGCTAACTATGAAGCTGCAAAAGTTTACTTTAAGAGAAACGCAGCACTACTAGGTGGTGACACTTGGGTAGAATTAGGTAGCAATGATTGGTCTGCAAGCCGTCCAACTTATTCCGGTGGAACAGTTGGTGCTATCACTGGTACATTATCCGGTGATATTTTAATCAACGGCACATACGTTAACATCAACGACGGCGACGATGCAGCTGATATTGCTGATAGCATCAATGCTAAGTCAATTACTGGTGTTACAGCGATTGCAGATGGCAGTAAAATTTCCTTGTATGTTGATAATAGATCAGCAAGCAATGGTGCTACAGCAGATGGAAAAGTTGCTATTGCTTCTGTTTCCGGTGGACCTGTAACAGCTGGAAGTTTTGTAGTTGGTCGTAGCTATACTATTACTGTTCCTGGCGATACTGACTTTACACTAATTGGTGCAGATGACAGTCTAGCAGGCACAGAATTCGTTGCAACTGGCGTTGGTAGCGGTACTGGTACTGCAACTCCTGATGCTGCCACATTATCATCCGTTGGATTTACTGCTGGCACTTATGCTTGCCCAGTATTACAACAAAGTCCACATACTAGTGTTCCTGATTTTAAAACTACTGCTTCAGTTCCACGTCCTACAGGATCTGTATGGATTAAGACTACTGAACCTAACCAAGGTGCTCGTTGGAGAGTCAAGCGTTGGAGTTCTGCTACTAAGTCTTGGTTAGAATACAGTGCTCCGATTTATGATACAACTCATGCAGCTCTGTATTATCTAGATCGCAGCGGCGGTGGTGTAAATCTTTCCGTAGATTCATTGTTTATTCAAAGTAATTCTACAGAAGCTAACACAGCTTCGTCCCCAGCAACTGCTTCTTTTAGACTATGGAAGAGAGCAGCATCGGGTAACACAGTTGTTACATCAGCAGTTGTAGTTGATTCTACATTTGCTAGTGGTAGCAACGCATTCATGATCAATGAATTTGACAAAGGCGCATTAGCATTACATGGTGATGTTGAAGTAACATTTACCGCTTCTGGTGATGCGGCTGATGACGCTAATGCTTTTGTTGCAGCAGTCAACGGATTAGATTTACATCACGTTGAAGCAACTGTAACAACAGATAATAGAATTCAACTTATTCACAAGACTGGTGGCGATATTAGACTAACTGACGATACTGGTGCTCCAGTAGCTGCATTGTTTACTCCATACAATTCTATTACTAACATTGGTACAGCTAACTTCTACGAACTATCAGAAGATTTATACCTAGCAAGTAACTGGAAGCCATTAGCTGCTGACGGTTTTGTAGCAGCAGGTGATCCTCCGCTAGCAGAAGCACAAGATGGCCAGTTATGGTACAATCCAAACTTCGGCGAAGTTGATATCATGTATCACAATGGTGCTACATGGGTTGGATACAGAGATGACTCTGCATTCCCAAACACAGATGCAGAAGGTCCAGTAGTAAGCGCAAGCGAACCATCGAGTGCATACAGAATTAACGGTCAACTATGGATCAGTACAGCTGATTTAGAGAACTTCCCAACAATGTATCGCTGGAATGCAGATGCTACTGAGTGGCAATTGATCGACAAGACTGATCAAACATCTGAAGAAGGTGTTCTATTTGCAGATGCAAGATGGAATACTGATGGTCATGCAGGTGACGCAACTATTGCAGAACTTGCAGTAAGCAACTTCTTAGACTTTGATGCTCCAGATCCTGTATTGTATCCAAAAGGCATGTTGCTATGGAACCTACGTAGAAGTGGTGGTAACGTTAAGCGTTATGCTAACAACTATGTTGATCAAGCAGCAGACAATGCAAGATACGACTCAACAAATTCTCCTTTAGGCCAAGCATTTGTTGTTGGTGAAGGCATGGGCGACTACGATACAGATCGTTGGGTTACTGCAAGTCCAAACAACGAAGATGGTTCTGGTAGCTTCGGTCGCAAGGCTCAACGTGCATTGGTTGTACAGAAGTTAAAGAGTGCAATTGATACAAGTTCTGAAGCAAGAGACGAAGAGCGCCGCAACTTTAACCTAATTGCTTGCCCTGGATATCCAGAAGCATTTAGCAATTTGATTAACCTAAACTTAGACAGAGGTCTAACAGCGTTTGTAGTTGGTGATACACCACTACGTTTACCAAGTGATTCAACATCATTGTTGGCTTACGGTACTAACGCAAATGGCGCATTAGATAATGGCGATGCAGGTATTGTTAGCTATGACGAATATGCAGCAGTTTACTATCCAAACGGATTTACAACTGACCTAGGCGGTGCTAACGCAGTTGTTCCTGCATCACACATGATGTTGCGTACAATTGCACTAAGCGATCAAGTTAGCTATCCATGGTTTGCACCAGCTGGTACAAGACGTGGTGGTATTACTAACGCTACAGCAGTTGGTTATATCGATGCTGATACAGGCGAGTTCCAATCAGTTGCTCTTAACGAAGGACAACGCGATACATTGTATGATCAAAAGATTAACCCAATTCCGTTCTTTGTCGGAGTAGGTTTAGTTGCATACGGTCAGAAGACTCGTGCAAAGAACGCAAGTGCGTTGGATCGTATTAACGTAGCTCGTTTAGTTGTATATCTACGTAGCCAGTTGAATAAGCTAGCTCGCCCATACATCTTCGAACCAAACGATAAGATTACTAGAGACGAAATTAAAGGTGCTGTAGAAAGTCTATTACTAGAACTAGTAGGCTTAAGAGCTCTATACGACTTCGCAGTTGTATGTGACGAATCTAACAACACAGACGCTAGAATTGATCGTAATGAATTGTATGTAGACATTGCGATTGAACCGACTAAAGCAGTTGAATTCATCTACATTCCATTGCGTATCAAGAATACAGGAGAGATTTAAAAATGGCACTAACCTCATTAAATAGGATTTCGGTTCCACCAGCAGGCGGTAACTCTGGTACCGCACTGCTAATGCCTAAACTAAAGTACCGCTTCAGAGTGGTGCTTTTAGGCTTCGGAGTTGAAGCAAGCACCGAGCTTACTAAGCAGGTTGCCGACGTTAAAAGACCAGTTGTAACATTTGAAGAAATGGCTATCGACATCTATAACAGCAAGGTAAAACTTGCTGGTAAGCCTAGCTGGGAAGATATTACTATCAACCTACGTGACGATGCCAACGGTCAAATTCAGCGACTAGTCGGACAGCAAATCCAGAAGCAATTTGACTTCATGGAACAAGCTTCTGCACGTTCTGGTATTGACTATAAATTCCAAACAAACATCGAAGTTCTCGACGGTGGTAACGGTGCGTTAGAGCCAAGCGTTCTAGAAAAGTGGGAACTATATGGTTGCTTCTTGTCTAGTGCAGACTACGGCGAAGCTAACTACAGTTCAAACGAACCAATGACTGTTGCATTGACTGTTAAGTACGATAATGCTGTACAGTTTGCTGGTGCAGGCGGTACAGGTATCGAGCGTGGTATTGGCGCATTGGTTGGTAGAACAATTGGTGAATCAGTAACTGGTCGTAGTTAATTACAAAGTAATTCAAAAGAACCCAAGTATATCTTGGGTTTTTTTGTGACATAAATATTGTATGGCAGATAAATTCACAAGATTCCT